ACAATGGATTCGGTGTGGCCTTGTCTGTCGGCGTTGCCTTGTCTGTCGGCATAGCCTTGTCCGTCGGCATAGCCTTATGTAACGCATTACCATATACGCTATTCATTTCTTGCAACGTGCTTGGTTTCTGCGATTTATCTTCTGCCGACACCGATTTTTCAAGAAGGAGTTTCTGCAAATTCCGGTTTATGGTTTCTAATTCCCCAATACGTCTTTCATACACTTGGAGTTGCTGACCTTGTTTTGACAACAACTCCGCAACCTGCGTCATTGACATCGGCACAGGTGGTTTTCCAGGTTGGTTCAGCATAATTTGTCCACTTTTTGCCATCTCTTCCTGCAGCATTTTATCACGCTCTTTTTCAATTTCCGCAATCTGTTTCAAAACGTCGGGTTTCATTTTAGGGTTTCCTGGTTCGTATTTTTCCAGAAGTGGATTAATGTCTTCCATGAAAAACTTTTTAATGTTCGCCTCCTTTTCTAAACGAATGAAATCGGTTATTTTTTTGGGCGATTCTTTCACATAATCTGGGTGCGGATTGTCCAACAATTTGCGTTTATCAAATGTGTTCTGTTCGTGCGAGAAGCAGAGAATGGTTTTCATCGGGTCCAACTGGACAAAGGGAATTGTGTACCCTTTGAGAAACTCGCGTTCTTCCGCCACCGCCGCATTATCTTGGTACCGGGTTTGTTTCAAAAGTTCTGCGCGAAAAGCAAATGTTCCAGCGGTTGCGTGGTTGGGCCCATAGGGCCCGAACTGAATCATTTTTTGAATGTGTTTGAAGTAAATGTAGATTTCGCTGGACCCCGCACACAATGCTTGTTTATTGTCCATCAGTTTTTCAACCGCGTGTGAGACGCGTTCGGGCGGGTAGTAATCGTCGTCATCCATATATACGATAATAGTTCCAGTCGCCTTGCTGTGCATATAGTTGCGTTTCTCTCCAAGTGAAACTTTTTTCGGCATTTCAAAGTATTTGATTTGGGTAATTCCGGAACTTTCCACCAAATCGCGGATTCGGTCGGTTCCGTCGTCAACAATGATCCACTCCATTCGGTCTTTTGGGTAAGTCTGGTTGCGAAAACAATCAAACATTGTTGGAATAAAAGGCCGTCGGTTAAATGTCGGGGTGCATATGCTGACAAGTGGGTAATATTTTTTTTTTAATTTTGTTTCGTGTGGTTTGGTTTTTGGCATTATAAATGTTATTTTAATCAAATTATATTTATATCGTTATTGGGGGTATTGTTTTTTAAGGTGCATTGCTGGTCGGTGCATTGCTGGTCGGTGCATTGCTGGTCGGTGCATTGCTGGTGGTTGCATTGCTGGTGGGTGCATTGCTGGTCGGCGCTACGTCTTCTTTTTTTTCAAAAATCTTGGAAAATGATTTAATAGTGCTGTTCATTTCATTTATTATTATTTGTTGTAAAACGTAAATTTTTGGATTTTCTTCCAGCATAAATTTAATTAATGCAAGCGTGAAAAAACTAATTAATCCAATTCCGGTCCATTTGTACATTGGCGAATAGATCTTCAAAACGGACGGGATCGTTCCGAATAACCAAGAAAAAATAACCAAAAATGGCAAATTGTTGAAGAATAGTCGGAAACCCCACTCTACCCAACTAAGAACCTTTTCAAAAAATTCTTCGGGTTCGTCTTTGATTTCGGTGAATACATGGTTTGCATTCATTATCGCGTGAATTCGCCGAAACATATCCAGAAAAGACCCTTCTCTCACGCCACTGTATAAATTGGATTTGGGAGTTATTGGGTCCTTGTTGAATTTCAAATAATACGTGATACCAAACAACGAATAAAATTTGAAGTAGAATAAAAACAACATAGATGAAAAAGCAATCGTCGGACCATATATAGTTGAAACGCGAATTAACATAATTATTAAATAACTGAGCGGATGGGCAATTTTGAACTCGGTCATTGATGCCTTGAATGAATCGCCCGGATCTAGGTTGCCCAGGTCCGGGACTGCTTCACCCAGGTCTCCTTCACCCAAGTCTGAGCCTAGGTTGCTCGCGTCTACATTGCCCCCATTCATTTGATTCATTTCCTTATTCTTATCCGAAAGCCCCGATGTAAAACTTAAAATCATACCTTCAATCACATAGTAAACAAAAAGCAGGGTAATATAGAGAGTGTTGTTTAGCGGGTCAAACAACAGTTTTAGCACATTCAATTGGCCGGTTTCAACAAAAGTTTTTACATACTTATAGACACTCATACCCAATGCAATGATTGATTGAACGGCATAATGAGAAATAATTAAAATAAGAATAAAAATGGAGCGTTCTTTGAAAAAACTGCCTTTCATTTTTTCCACTATTTTGGGCATTTCAATAGAAATCACGGTATCAAATAATTTTATAATTTTGTAGAAGTATTCGCTGAAAAAATACAAATAGTTCACGAAGTCAAACCTTTCGTGAAACTTGATTCTTTTTGAAAACCCCTCGGTGAAATTGAAATACCAATTATAACTCACATAGAGTGTGATAAAAAGAGAAAATAATGAAACTATAATTGATTCTATTAATGCATCGTCGCGCTTAATATCCGCGTGTGTGAGTTTCCTCTTGGCCTTGTTTTTTATTGTGGAATATTGTCTCTTTAAATTTTTATAATCCGGACTTCCAATCGGTTTTATATTATTAAAGTTTTCAATTGAATTTAATTCGTCGTTTGGTGTAATTGTTTCTTGTAAATTTCGCGAATCCACAACTTCTCTGTCAAAAATGGATTTTAAAGGGTTTGCTTTCAAAAATTGTTCAAGTGGGTTTTTATCAGACGGCTTGTTATCAAATCCTTCTTTTATACTAAAGTTTTCTTTTTTAAATTTATCTTTGTTAATCCAAGTGGTCATTCACACTATATATATACTAAAGGAAACAGTAGGTTCAACAAGTTTACGCTGTTTACTCCTTCAATGAGAACTACGTTCTACCAAATGCGAAGCGTCAGTTTCACGCTTAAAGGCGAAGCGTCAGTTTCACGCTTAAAGGCGAAGCGTCAGTTTCACGCTTAAAGGCGAAGCGTCAGTTTCACGCTTAAAGGAAGGGTTCATAAGGGAACTACGTTCCCTTATTTGGCATACAAAAGACCACAATAACCGCCCACAAATGACAACACATTGTATCTCTCTTCAAACAATTTCATATTGTAGTTATATTCATAGAGACGCCACGTCGGCGCATTGGTGGCAATGACAACTCCCTCACCATTGCACGTGATTTGATAATCGTAATTTTGCAAATCAAACTGCGGAACAAAGGTGTTGATTTCAATCTCTACGGTTTTGAATTTTGACATATTGATTGCGCCGGTTGGCTGATATTCGGTCGGGTTCGTATTCAAGCAGAAATTATAGCAATAGAGCCCATTGTTGGAGAACCCTGCCGTGCGTGTATACTTCTCAACATATTCAAACACCTCTCTCGTCAAAAGGTTTTCTCTGTATTCGCCGTTGAAAAGGATGCCCATCGTTTCCAAAATCTCTTTCCGATTCTCAACCGTGAAATCGCCTGTGATGAAGTAACCGGTGTTCTTTCCATCGGGGTTTATCAAAGGTCCGATTAAACGGGTATTGTCTCCAGTATAATGAATTGCCGGATTTGTCCCGGTGATGGGTGCGTTCTGAATATCTCCCGGAATTGTCCGATAAGGCCAATTCGTATAATTGCTCCATTCGTTTCGCATATATACGTCGTTTCTCTGCATATACCACATCCAACTCGCCACCATTCCATTGGACAAGACTTTGATTTTCTTGGAACCAGTCACATTTTCATAGTTGTACTCAATGATGTCTTTTATCAAATACACTTGGTTCTCCGCTGTGAAAGTTTTGGTTTCTTCCTTGGACAAAAAACAATAAGTTGCTAAAACGTGGATGTCCGCGTTCCAACCGTTAATCACATTCGGGTATTTATCCTTGGTAATTATTTCGGAGGGAGGGGTTTGCAAGAACCGGTAAAGCTGGAACCGGTCTTGTGTGAAATCGGGGCGGACATACGGGTAATTGTTCACGTCATCAAACACATCACGCACCTGGAAAAGTTCCTCAATGGGTCTCAGCGTGACGTTGATATACAATTCGTTGTATTGCAGAGAAGCCATTGGAAAAGCACATTTGCTGTCAAGAGTGAACCAAGCATTGATTGGAATATAGATAGTCTTTCCTCGGATTGAAGGCTCTGCGCCCAAAGTGCTTCCGGTATAAAAAGCGGATGGGTACGAATTTGCACGTCCGTAAGAGTTGGCGGGGTCATTAATCTCGCCGACATTTCCGGACATTTGATTGAAAAGCCCCTTCTTGGACTCGTTGAAATCGCGTTCCACCATTGCGGCTAAATAATCGCCCGAGTATTTCTGCAAAGTGAAATTGCCACACTTGATTTCAATCTCCTTAATGATATGCGTGCCGATGTCTTTAATCCAGCGAAAATCGTAGGATACCCATTTGTTGTTTGTCTCGGTGCAAGGATGATAGATGGGACTCCAAATATGGGGCAAAGTAATAACAATGTATGTGTCCATCAGCAACTCGGCGTATCGGGGCATTTTGAAAGAAAATGTGGATGCCTCCGATGTCCGCAAATCGCGGAGACCGTCGTAATCAATTCGGAATTTTTGAAGACCGAAATTTGTTATTTTTTTGTAGGTTGATCTGAATAAAGTTTTCTGACTGTCGCCGCCTTGAATAATTGTGTTGTTTGCTCCTTCGGCAACAAGATTTAGTAATCCACCGGCCATTTATATTATATAATACAACCGTGGATTTAAATTTATTTGTGTGCTATTAATTAAGGGATGAACGGCGAAGGCGTTCCGCCTTAACTACGTTCCCTTATGAACCCTCCTTTATAATAAGGCAATTCAAATGTATAATAAAAGGAGGGGTTAAAGGGGGTAAGCGAAGCGGAACTTCGTTCACTTATGGCGCCTCCTGTGTATGAAGGGC